CGACATCTCCCGGGATGTCTCCATCCCGGTAGGCGGATATTCGTCCGCGAATATGCGCCGAAAAGGCCGCAGGGAAGTAGGTGCCGAGCTCACACCGAGCTCTCCTGTCCCACTCAAGAATTGTGTTGATTCTTGTGTGAGTGGACAAGACCCCCGTGCTTGCGCACGGCTTGGGCCACCTCTGCTTCCCCAGGTTGATCTCATGTGTCCGTACTTTGCGAAATGCATTACCAGTGGCAAGATAAGCAACGTTTGCACATGTGGCAACATATGCAGAACGTTCCCTATTGGTAATAAACGTGTCTCCGGGTTGTACTTGGTCAGGGGGTATTGCCTTTGCCAAGACACTATCCCGCACAAACCCGACCGCACGTTTCAGCTCCCCACGCTTTATGGGGATCGCTGGCACCTGCAAAGGACGGATGTATTCCGACGGGTCATGAGGCCCACCGTGCTCAGCATTCTCACAGAGATAAAGCTCCTTCAGAGCTACCCGTGTCCAACGAGGAACACGAAGGCGCCCCTTACATGGGTGCCCCAACCCTCCAAGGAAGGCCGGAAGTTCTGGAGGCCTCTGTTTCCTCGCCGCAATCTTTCGCTGTGTGCGGTAGATTGTCCTTGCACAGCGTGCAAGTCGATTAAACGACGAGGGGTCCACAGAATGCTGACTCATGACCCCATTACCGTTCCTAACGAACTCCTTGAGAGACGGAGGTCTGAAAGACCTGATCCCTTTGCCCCCCTTGTCCAGAAGGGCATAGGCTTCACAGAATACAAAGCCTATACGGGACCTATAAGACTTTCCCTCATGGAGTTCGCTTCCTACACTCCGGGCCCTTTGAGCGTAGGAAGGCACATTATCACGATGAGTTATGGCAGCAAGATCATCTCCGCAGATAATCCTGTTGGGACCAAGACCAAAACTCATCCAGTGGTTGAGGAGCGAAAGGATCGAGAACGAACATGGAGTTCCCATAAGGGAACCTCGAACCTTTGGCACCTCGACAAAGTCCTCATCCACTACCTGATAATGTGCTCGGCAATAACGTGCTTCTTTCCCATGCATGTCCGAGAGACGATACCGGACATAATGTGGTTCCTTGCCAACCCCAAGGGACTCCTGGAGTTCCGCAGTAAGGTGGGCGCCAAGGCCTGCCCTACACAAACCACGGGTGACCGCAAGGATCGCATCATGTCCGAACCCGTCCGTCGCACAGGTAAGATCTGCCGAAAGGAAGACCTTACTTGGATGCATGGACCGCGCCAATCTCGCGAGGATTGCCTCTTCCGTATGCGGAGCATATGGAAGAATCTGAGGCACCCGAGAAAGGATAGCGGGCCAGAGGACCTGTCTTACAAGGTCTCCTCTAGCGAAGCACGCTGCCGGCGGAATAGTAATGATCCGTGCCTTCATCCCCAGCTCCGAGATGACCGACGCGTGATGAACCACACGAGCCCCCACCGAACGGCGGAGAAGCAACCCAGTTGCAAAGGTTGCACCCCGTTCGGCACTTGCTACAGTGGGGTAAGTGTGGAACTTCGCGCGACGCAGGCGTCGGCTGGATACGCGCTCGAACATGGCAGCAAGAGGAGAAGGATCAGGGGAACCGTCCTTGGGGCCTCCACCCCTCCGGTAACCCTGAGACACCTCGGCCCAAGCCTGCCTGACAAGCTCGTGCACGACGTGGTTGTAACCACCCTTCGCACGACCATGTTCGACCGTCGCCGCAGACGACGAAGGCACAGAAGACGGAATACATTTTCGGAACCCACCTCGCATCAGTGTGTAAACGTGTTGCTCGATATCCTCCAGCAGCTTAGGAGGAGTCACGTGTCTGGTGCGAAGTGTTTGCACATGTTGGGTTACAGATTGTCTTTGCACAGACTCAGGTGCGCTTGGAAGAGCGCGCGCAATCCTGGAGAAGGCCAGTTTGCCCTTTACACTGAGTCTACGATCAAGCCAAGAGACAATCCGTCTTGGTATATACGGGGGGGCATGACACCGGCGCTGCTCAAGAGCAGACGAACGGAGCTCGCCGCAAAGACCCTTCAAAGTCCTCGCAGTCTCCAGCCAGCCATTCCTTTGAATGACCCTGGAGAGCCAACGCCGTATTTCCCAAGAACCAACACGGGTTCCGAGACCACAAGAGATCAACCCACACCAAAGAGCTTTCCACAGCTCTTTAGTGTGTCGGTCACCAATTCGACGACTAGGGACACCCCTACGCGACCCCGCCCGAAGGAGGGCGCGCGTGGGGGTTCCACCCTTAACCGTCACATACGGGTAAGATGGTAGTCTTACTCGCATGATCCTGTCAAGG